CTGTAAATGTCACCGAATTCTGAGGACATATTATTCTCCTCTTGAGCTTATTGGAACTAAATCAAATTCTCCTGCTGGGTTTTTCTTTTTCTGTTTCATAACTTTTGCAATTGGGTCATAAAATATTGCACCTTCTGGTACACCTTCGTTAGTTTCAATTATTTCATCAGGTATTTTATTACCCCGGTCATCAACCATTGAACCTCTGTAATTACCAAACATTCCAGCATCTTCTAAATCTACTTCTCTGGATATTCTAATATATTCTTCGGCTTCATCAAAACCAGGTTGTGCTTTTGCAGCGTTTAATTTTGATTGAATTCTAGAAGCTCTACTTCCTGATTCATATGCTTTTGGAATTCTAGCTTTTTCTAATTCAGTTTCTCTCTCTTTTCTTGATTCTTCTGCTTCAATTGCAGAACCTAATGCAGCTGTCTTTAAAGCGGATGGTGCTTTTTTAATTGCAGAATATTCTTGCATTGCTTGTTCAGTAGGACCTCTAAATGCTGTTGCAATAGATCCTAAAGTGCCTTTACCTGCACCTTCACCAGAAACTAGACCTAGTCCACCTCTAATTAATAAGTTAGATAATATATCACTCTTTTCTTGTTTGTAATCTCTACCACCAGCTGCTGTATATAAATCTAAAAATTTTTGATATTGAGGTGCAGTTTCTGGATATTTTTCTAACAGTTGTTCCATTGTTACACCACCATCTCGATAATTATTTCTAGGTGCAGCTAAAGACATAACACCCTCTTCAACTTTACCACCTTTTCTAAACATGGGTCTTTTTAAAATTTTACTCATTACTACCTATTTATTAAATTATATATACCAGCGAGTGTTGATGCAACTCCTAGCCCTGTCGATAATCCTGATGGTGATGGTTGTATCATTTGTTTTGTTTGAGCTGGATAACCAGAAATTAAACCCATAACACCTTGTCCAAGTTGTTGAACGTTTTGAAAAGGTTGATACGCAGTTTGATATGCAAGTTGTTTTTGTGCATCAAGAATAGCTTGTTGTTGAGCTTGTTGACCAGCTCCTAATGCGCTTAAAGCACTTATCTGTTGACCTGCTAATGCAGGAGTAGTTCTTGCTAAATTCATTTGTTGACCAAAAGCTTGACTTGCCAATTGTTGCGCTTGACCAAAACCTTGTTGTAATAAATTTGCTTGTAGCGCAGCTCTATTTCTATCAGATTCTCCTCCATAAACGGCTTTTTGTACACCTTCACGTCCTCCACCAAATGCTCCGGCACTGATTGCTGATGCTGCTAAACCTGGTACACCTCTTTGCGCTTGAATATCATATTCTGCTAAAGTTGTATCAATAACATCTTTTTGATAAGGAGACATATATGCTTTATACGCATTAGGGTCTGATAATCCTGCAGCTGCTTTTAAAAATGGCTCATAAGAACCAATTCCTTGTAAGGCTAATTCTTCAGCTTTTTGAGTTAAAGCTCCTGGACCAGCTACAAACTTCTCTCCATAAAATTTAGATGGGTCAATATCTACTAATCCTTTTCCAGCAAATTGATCTGTTCCACCGTAAACTTTTGTTAATAAATCAGCAAAAGTTTTACCTAGTCCTTCAATAAATTCTGCAGGTAGTTGTCTTACTTCTTGTACTTCAGCCATTAAACTTTTCCTCCATTTTCTAAAGTCTTCATTAATCTATACATCTTTTGTGCACCAGTTTCAATGTTTCCATTACCGGCTCCCCTTACTGCATCTGCAGTCATAACAAACTCATTTTTAGACAACATTGCAGGAACGTCATCTGCTTTTTCTTTAATTCCTACAGGAACAAAACCACCTTCTTCTCTATAATCTCGTTCCATTACACCTGCTTGATTAGTTCTCATTATACCCATAGGCATGCCACCATCTGCTTTTTTAGTTCTAATTTCAGCCACTGCTTCTTTTATTAAATTGTTCGCTTCTTCTAAAGATAAACCATAATTTTCCATTAATTCTTTTCTTTTTGGTTTAAAATATTGATTAATCATAAAATCTTTAGTGCTCATTGTTTCTGTATCTTCTAGTTCACCATCTTCTCTAGGTAAACTTCTTACTGCCATCATTGTTCTTGCTATTTCAGTTGCTGCTTGTCTATCAGCATCTTCAGGAATAGGGTTATATGTTGTTGTATCAATTTGTAATCCTCTTGGAAGATCTTCTAAATTATTATCTGTTCCACCTTCTTCAAAACCAACTCTACCTCCTGTAGCTAAATCTTGTTTAGCTGCATATTCACCTAATTGTGAATTTGCAAATTCTTCTGCTTCTTCTTCACTAGCCTCTTTATTTATATTTTGATAGTATTGTTTTATGTATTGCTTAACAACAGCTGGATCTCTTTGATAAGCTTTTTGTGCTTCTAATGGACTTCCAAATAAAGAAGTTAATAAAGCAGATCCACCTAATATTTGTCCACCTGTTTTAATAGCATCCATTACTCCTCCACTTTTAGTAACTCCTTCAGCTAAACCTTTTAATGAATATTGTGGACCACCAGGGGTTTTAGAAAATAAACTAGCGCCGGGTAAATTACCAAATTTAAAACCTGACATACCCGCTCTTTGAAAAGGACCAAGTGCTCCTCCACCTAAATAATATCCACCAGCAGCTAGTAATGCTGCCTTACCTAAATCAGAAGATAGTATATCTTTAATACCACCAGTAACACCTTTAAAAGCTTTTTTAACTTTTTTAGCTATACCGCCAAATAAATATTTTTGCCTGGTTTCTAAATTCATGATTCCACCTTGGCTTTGTAATTGTCTATACATTTGTGATCTTGATATCGCCATATTCTTATTAAAATTTTATGTTAAGGCAGGTATACAAACCTGTAAATGCTATACTTTATTTGATTTTTTTGTCAACGTCAACACGTTTTAGAGCTTCTAATTGATCATAAAATCTACCACAATACTGATGCTCTCCAACATGGGTAATGTAGTCTAATGCATAGATATATACCTTACCTCCCATATCTGTCCATCTTTGACAGAAACCAAAATCTTCACCAAAATACCGTTTAGTCTCTACATCATGTAATGTATCAAATAAATTATAAAAATTCTCTTTTGCTGTTTCTTTACCATTAACTATAGTAGGCTGATATATCTTCAATTCTGGGTGATGTTTTATCATTTTTTCTATAACTTCTCTTTTAATTAACATACATCCAGTAGGGGCATGACTAACTTCTATAACTCCATGATCTATATTAATATTATCTTTGTTGTCCATTTTTAATGGAAAAGAGTAACCTGCTTTTAATAGATCATCTTTTGTTTTTATTAAATCTGTTTGATGTAATTTTGCCCACATTCTATCTGTGTCAATCATTTTCATTGGATAAGGACATGCAATAATATCTTTATCAGCACCTATCATTTTAAATATTGTTTTAGATTCAAAATCTATGTCTGAATCAATAAATAATAAATAGTCATAGTTATCAGAATGATTAAGAAATTCTGCTACACATAAATTTCTACCTTGAGTAACTAGGGATGATTTTAGTAAACTAAAACTAACTAATATATTTTGTTTCATACACTCCATTTGAAACTTTAAAACTGCTTGTGTATAATGCATAGACACATCACTATGACATGGAGTACAAACCATAATTTTAGCTTTCGGCTGTTGACCTATATTTATTTCAATTGTTTCTGATTCTACTTTTCTTTCTTTAATTGTTTGATAAGTATCTTCGTTGAACCAAATAGGTTTATTGTTTTGCATTTATTGCTCCTTTTAAAAATCTATTCCAAGCGTTTCCTTTTATTTTCCAATCGTAAAAATGATTAACAAATTTTTTTTGCATTTTTAAATGTTCTGTTATATTTGGATCTTCTAGAGATAATGCTGCCATTTCAATACTTACTGCAAATTTTTTAGCTAAACTTCTATAATCATTAGAATAAGGAACATACATTGGAAATTCAGCTCCTGTCTCATATAAAGCTCCATAATTAGTTGTTACACAATAAAGTCCAGCAGCCATGGCTTCTAATAAAGATATACAAGATGTTTCTTCCCAAATACTAGGATATACAAACAATCGATAATCTTTTAAATGTTCTTTGATATACTCGTTTGGTTTGTATCCAATATAATTTACGTTCGGTAATTTTTTCGCTTGGTTATATAAATCATGGTAATAATGATCATTGTGTTCATAAAATGCTTTACCATATACTTCTGTTGAAGAATATACATCTAAAGTTATTAATGGATTTTTAATTAACTGCATTGCACCAAGTAATACAGATAAACCTCTCCACGGAGTACAGTGATGTATAATTTTTATAGGTTCCCCTTTTTTATAAATAGTCGAAATAGGTTCTATATTTTCTATACCATTTTTTATTACCAAACATTTTTCTGTAGGTAATTCAAATTTTTTAGTAAACTGTTCGAAGTTCCAATTAGAGTTAAATACATACCAATCATATTTATGGTGATTTGATTTATCTTGAAACCAGTTAATTAAATTTCCTTGATCCCAAGAATTTTTTTGCCACAAGATATTTATCTTATTTGAACTAAGTGGTATTTTTTCTGGAACTGATGTACAAATTTCAAATTGATCTAATAACTTTGGATCAACATGTTTTCTTAAATATTCAAATTGTAATTCTGTCCCGCCTCTAGGACTTTGGTTTGTCATTATTTTGATTCATTACTTTCTGTAAAACGTTTAGTCCTTTCGGTGATACTTCAACCTTAATATCTTGAGCAACATGTTCTGCTACTGTTTCAGTATTTGGATCAGCTATATCAGCGTCTTTCTCTGCTTCGTCTTTATAAATTTTATTAGTTCTAGTATTTCTAAGAACTACTACTGTCGTACAATCTATTTTTAAAATATCTTTATCCATTTTCTTGAGATCTATCTATCATAAGATAACTTACTTGTCCAGAGGCCTTATCAGCAACACTGGCTTTTACTTTTAATACGTCTCCTGCTTCTAGATTTATCACATCTTTTGCAAAATTATCTGTTCCTTTATTTAAAACGCTGTGTGCTATTTCAACATCAGATTCACCTGATTTTTTTAAAAATACTTCAAAGTCAACATTGGTATTATCTATTACACATGCCTGCACTGCTTTTACAATAGCAATTGATGATACACTAATACTTAACACTGTAGTTAAATTAGTTGTTGTTAGATCAAATGTCTCGCTTTTATAAAAATTTGCCATTAGCTAAGAAACCATTTTTTTTGGTCTTCCTCATTTTTTAAATCTTCTTGAAAAGAAAAATTAAGTTGATTTTTTACAGTATCCAATGCTTCTAAAATTTGTCTTTGATTACTAACTTCGTATTCTTGTTTTGGTTCGGGTATGTATGCAGTTACTTTAGCCATTATGTTCTAATATATCCTAAAGCTTCATCTGTGTTAATTTGATCAGGATCTTCTAATATATCTATTTGTTGTATAGACATTATATTACCTTTATAATTTATAAAAGCAGATCCTACATTTTTTATATTTTCAGAAGACTCATAATTTTCTTCTAAATAATTTTTTTCATTTGTTAAATAGTAAAATCTATATGTTGCCATTATCTTCTTCCATCTGGTTTTATATCTACTCTTAATGTTCCATAACGCCAAGTCTCACCTATAGCATCATTTTCTATTTTAATTGCAAGTAATCTTCCTCTAGCTCTAGTGTCTACTTTATCAGTAGTTGATGTAATTGTAAAGGGTCCAAGAGGTGAACTAGATGCTGTATCACTTGGATAATTATTTAATAATAAGGTTACCTTTGAATTACCTGTTAATACTTTAAAGTCTGGTATAAATCGTTTCATAGACATGATAAATTCGCCATCACCTTGTAAATTGGCCATATTATTAGAGTTAGTAATATCAAAATCACCTGATTGAATATAGGCATCAATTGATGTTGTACCCGAGCTATTGACTTGATCGGTTCCGGTTTCATGAGCATAGTAAGTTGATGCACCATAAGTTGCGGTTATACCTTGTATCGGAAAATTAGGTAAAGCTGTTTTATCATAATCAGTTGCATATGGTAAATCATATACACCTGTATCAATATAACTTGTTCTAGCTAAGGAAGAAGTAGTCCAAAGATTTTCTGCATAATTATATACTACACATCTATTAACTTGTTCTGAACCTGAGGCCGCATAAAACCAACTAATCTCATTATATAGTGTGTTGTGTTCACAATATATTAATTGAGCAGCATTATAATTTAAACCTAAATTATCTCCAGTTGTTGTAAACACAAAGTCTTCAACTAAACATGGTATGGCTTTTACAGTACCATCAAACATAAAAAATCCACCTTCACCCGACATCCAAAACACAACACCGTTAGAATAACTAAGTGCATTTTGTCCAATCAATCCACAGTTAGTACCTACTTGTCTAATACTAAATGTAAATGGTGGACCAACATATTGAATTACATATGCTGAACTATCCGTTAAAACTAGTGTATAGTCTTTACCAGATACTGCTCCAACAATTTCATTTCCTTTATCTAATCTAAAAGTTCCTGCTGTATTAATTGCAGTTGGTTGGTATTGATTAAAGTTTTCTTGGTCACTAAATCTAATAAACATTGGATCTTGAGTCGTTGAATCACCAATCGTTGTTTCTGTACCAAAATGAAATACATGTCTATCTCTATCTGATACTTGTGTTAGTCTTGTTTTAGTAGGAGCGTTTGTCATAATAGTTGCTCTAACGTTTCTAGCTGACGCTTCACCAGAATTCCATGTAAAAGTTTCTCCGTTATGAATAGTTGCAATAAGTATTTGACCAAAGTTATCTAAAGACCATAAACCTGGATCAAGTGTTACTGTAGATGTTAAAGATTCTTCTCCCCATGCAACATAAAATTCAACGACAGCACCACTAGAGTGAGCCGATGCTCCTGTAACCGCTGCCCCTGAACTATGAGCTGTTCTAGTTCCAGAAACACCTCTTGTAATACCAGTTAAATTATTTCCAGATACTCCAGTATAAGAAATATATTCTGATCCTATTCTTATAACTCCACTTGTTGCAAAACCACTTGTTGAAGTTAAAGCTATATCGGAACCTGAAGTACCATTAGTATCATCTGCAAGTGTTCCATTTAAAGTTGTTGATGGAGTAGTTCCTACAACAGCTCTTGTAATACCAGTTAAATCATTTCCTGATATTCCAGTGTATGAAATATATTCAGCTCCAACTTTAATAGTTCCCCCTGTGTTTGGAAAATTTGTAGTAGAGGTTAAAGTTATACTAGTACCACTTCCTCCAGTACCATTTGCATCATTTAACAATGCACCATTTAATGTAGATGTAACACCGGAAGCACCTCCCCAAGAAGCTGTACCCCAACCAAAACCTGCTGTTTG